CTGCCATCAATCCTGTGACGCCTCATGGATGTCGCCAGGCACAGGCACGCAGTTCACTTCGATCTCGATGATGTCCTCATCAGATCGGACGTGCTCTGCCAACTGGCTATAAACATCACCGGGAATCAGATCGGCTGGTGTGTCTGACCGTATGAACAGCTTGCAATGCACCTCAAGGAAGTATCCCGCCACGATGCGCTGCCGCTGGGCTCACGGTAGCCGTGGCATCAGTAGTCCCACCTCACCCGTGGCCGGCCCTGTCGGATGCCCAGATGCACGAAACCCTTTGGGGCGCCGTAGCCAAGCGAATAGGGCCAGTTCTGATCGCACCACTTCTGCACCGCATTGATGTCGGCGCCATTGATGTAAAAGTCCACAGCACCGCAGCCGGGACGGTAAAGGTGCTCACTGCTGCTGGCACCACCTACCGCGGCGTTCACCGCTGGCGGCCGGTAGCCGCTGGTGATGATCACCGGCTTGCCGCCAAACTGCGCCCGCACCCGCTCTAGGAAGGCGGCCAACTCTGCGGCTGTATCCACCTGGCCCTGGTTGTCGAAGCGCCTGGCCTCTTGATCCAGCGCAAACTCTCCGAGCCGGATGTGTGGCGTGATCCTGCTGCTGAAGGAGCTACCAGGGCGCAGCTTGGCAGGCTCCTGCTGCAGCTGTGGCGCATGGTTGCCCCAGAGCTTCCCTTCTGCCCTCCTGCGGCGCAGCAGGCCGGCTTCCACGTTGGTGCCAGGGTTGCGGTAGAGCTCCAACGCAGCGGGCACCGCAGCCCAATCACGGTCGCGGAGTTTGGCCGTGATCGTCTCGAAACCAGCCAAGCCAATGAAATCAGGCCCCAAGTTGTAGGCAAAGCTGATCAGTGCGCACCGCTGATCATCATTCATCACCTTCCAGTGCGGCACGGTGCCGGCCAGCTTGGCGGCGATGCGGTCAATCTCCTGCCGCAGCAACAGATCAGCTTCGATCACCGTGATCTGATCGCCGCGTTGCACCTTCTGGCCGCTTTGGTAGCGGGTCGTGCCGTAGCCAATGGTCCAAGGGTCACCACCACTGAGCGGGTCTGGATAGGCCCGAAGGTGGCAGCCCTCGAACTCCTTGATCAACGCGATCGCAGGCGCCAGATCAGTTTGCTTCCCGTCTTGGCTCCAGGTCTGAAACCATGGCCGATCACGGCGCATAGCCACCGCGTAGCCATTGGCCTGCAGATCACGCGCAAGCTCTTCTATGGCTGCAGCCTGATGCGGCAGGCCCTTGTAGTACCTGAACACCTGCTCAAGGCTGATGGGCGCCGTGTTGCTCATTCCCGTCTCCATGGGGCTTTGATTTGCATTGCGCCACCCAGCAGCCGGCTGTCGCCCGTCTGCAGCGCATCGTCCACTGGCTCGTGTGTGATCACCGGCTGAGGATCAGCAGGCTGCGCCGCGTGCCAATCACGCTCGGCATCATCCAACCTGCCAGGGAGCATGCTCTCAAACCACCACTCCCGAGCAGCTTGCTCCCAGGTCTTGCCTAGAGCTTTTTTCCCTTGATCGCCCGCAGCGCGTGAAAGATCAGCTGGATGATGCTGTTGTCCTTCAGCGGTGACAACGCGATCACTTCACTGGCTGCGGCGATGATGATCCAGAAGGCTGGGTGCTGGAGAAAGTCCATTGTGCTAGGGCTTTGCTTCCAACTTAGAGACGCGCTGCTCAACCGTCGATAACCGTCCGAAAGTCTCGCGGCGGTCCTCTTTGATGTCCTGATGCAACACCTCCAGCTGGGTAGCGATGTGCTCCACTGCGCTGGTGAGGCGGATCACGGCATCCCTGGCCTGATCATTGCGCCGGCTGAAACCAGCAGCACCCATGGCCGCCACTGAGATCGAGGCGCCAGCCACTGCTGCAATGATCTCGACCATGGCGGCAACGGCTACAGGATCAGTGTACTGAGGCCAGCCATGGCAGTAGACGGCGAGACTAAGCAGCTGCAGCCCAGGGCACACCAGCGGACTTGGTAGGTGCCAGCTTTTCGCTGATCTGCGCGTCAAGGGCAGCCTCAATCTCAGCGATCTTTTCGTCACCAAAGTGCGTCTTGACCCAGTTGATTACCGTGTTTTCGGTTAGTTCTGGGTAAGGGGTGCCGGTGCCGGGGGCAGGTGCTTCAAGACCGATGGAGCCGTAGGCGCCAGCTTGCTCGCCATCGCGAAAATGCGTCACGGTGTAATGCACCATAAATACCGTGCCTAGCGCATCAAGATTGCGCTCCATGTTGGTGATCTTCCACACCGTGAAGGGGAAGTCGATGCCAGGTGCGGGATTGTTGTCAGGCATGATCAGGTGCCAGTTGACTAAGGCTAAGAGTGGTGCAACCTGTTGAGTAGGCCGGTTGCCCGCCTAGGTAACTTTCGAGTAGGACTACGAGGCTTGCAGTTGTGCTTTTAGCGCATCAACTTCAGCCGACAACTCCTTGATGGCATTTACCAACACTGGAATTAGCGCGACGTATTCCATGCCTAGCTTGGTGGGTGCATCTTCTGGTTCACCTTCGATGTGTTCGCCTGTATCAAACACCGACTGAGGCACAAGAGGCCGCACTTGCTGAGCAATAAAACCAAGCTTTTCTGTGCTGGGTTCAGATTTCAGCGCATAGCGAACTGGCTCAATCTGCTTAAGTGTGTCGAGACCGTATTCGACGGGGCCAAGGATATTCTTGATGCGCTCATCAGAAGTTTGTGTACCAACCACGGTCCCATTGGTGGTGCCGATATGGGAGTTATTTGTTGAAAGGCGGAACTGATCTGAATCATCGACCCAGAAATAAGGCACAGCTCCGTCTTGTGCTTTCAAAGCTATATAGCCCGTAGGGTTTGTAATGCCACTATGTTTGTAAACTCCTAAAGTAGCAGCACCTACGCCTCCAGATACTTCAAGTGCTGACAGTTGCGTGTTACTCAAAGAATCTGAATCAATCTTAACTCGATTGGAGCCGCTTGCTCTATATACATCTAGTGACCCAGTTGGCGTTCGCCCGATGCCAACATCGCCGTTGCTATCAATCCTTAGCGCTTCAGCACCCTCCGTCGTAACAACAAACCGACCATCGGAGCCGGTGTCGATTACCTCAGCAGAGGTGTTACCCTCTTCAATTTTGTCCAGTAATACGCTGCCGGTTACAGCAGTCCACTTTGTACCGTCCCAGGTATAAGTGACCGTGCCAGATGTGAAGGTCTGACCAGTCGTGGGTGATGCGGGGAAGTCGATAGCCATTATCAGTTACCTCCGTTGTTGATGGAAGCCTGATAAGCAGCAATGACTTCAGGTGTCCACAGTGCTGCTGCAACCGCCTGCAGTTCTGCGCAATCTTCCGACACGTCTTCACCAGGATTGCGGCAATGTCGGTGATAGCTGCGTCCCACTTCTACGCCATCTTTTTCAATGATGTCTGCGCGGCGGCATTGGAGAATGGAATAAGGCGGGATGATTTCAATCTTGTGCTCGTGGCGTTCAACAAAAGCAGCCATTAGAAACGTCCTCCAGACGTAGCGGGTTTAGGCCGTAGTTTTAAGCCGTTGCGGGCTTTTAATTAAGCTATAAAATACGTCAAGGTGATCCACATACTTCCAGCAGCGTCATATGCATAGGAAGAAGCGGTGCTCGTTCCGTTTGTTGATGTTACTCCAATGTTGATAACGTTACTTGATAAAGTATAGCCGTACGCATACTGGTCTGTTAAGGAAAGCCCAGACGTTGCTCCCATTGCTGTTACATAGTTCTCGTTGGAAGTAAACGGAAGCCCCGCCACTCTCAAGTTGCCCGTGCCTGTACCACCACTCCACGCAACAGCACAATAGACAGTAACCATATTGCCAATTTTTGTATATTTGCCAACTCTGGTGGCGCCATAGCTCACCGAGCCGGGAGTTGTTGTTCCTTCTACAACGGGCGTAAACGTACCTTCTTCATAATCATCTAGCGCATTAGTTGCTGCGGTGTCACCGTTGAACTGGATACCACCAGTGCCAGAGGCAAGGCGGACGTAAGCGTCGGATGTAATCCTCATCCGCTCTGTGCCCTCCGTCGTAACAACAAAGCGACCATCCGAGCCGGTATCAATTACTTCCGCACTTGTATTACCTTCTTCGATCTTGTCCGTAGCACTGCCGCCTTGCGGTGCAGCATCTACCCACTGGCTTGTATTGCCATCGTCGTAATAGACATACAGCCTTCCTCCAACCGAGTCATACCAGAGGTCGCCATCACTGGGACTGACTGGTGCGCTGTCGCTCGTGGTAACCGATGCGCCACCTCCAGCTACAGTGCTCCAAGTAGGTGCTGCACCAGAACCTGCACTGGTTAACACCTGTCCGCTGGTGCCGTAGTTTGCTCCGCTCAGGCCAATCTCGCCGTTCGCCCCGATGCGGATGCGCTCAGAGCCACTAGACGAGATGGCTACGTTGTTGCTGGAGGGTAGATAAACCCCATTTGTGGGAACGCTGCTGCCGCTTGGGATCAGCGCTGCAGCGGTTGCGGTGCCGGTGGTGGTGACGTTCTGGCTACCGAAGTCCGGGCTGATCTTGGTGCCGGCGATAGCGGCACTGGCGTTCACGTCCGCATTAACGATGGTGCCATCAGCGATCATCGTGCTGGTGATAGTGCCGGTGTCTCCTGTGGTGACGATCGTGCTGTCCAGATAGGCAGCATCAATCGCAGTGCCCTGCCACACACCCGTGCCAATCGTGCCAACACTGGTCAGGCTGCTGCTGACGATAGCGCTTCCTAAACTGGTGGCATCCAATACCTTGGTGCCATTGATTCGATATACTTTGCCGCTGGCGATATTGACGTTTTCGCTTAAAGTCCAGGCGTCTGTGGCATCTACCCAGTTGATCGTCTTATCGGTGCTGCCTTTGAGTGTGATGCCACCACCATCAGCCGTTACATCAGTCGGGGTGTTGACGTTGCCGATGATTATGTTCTTGTCTTCAACCAACAGATCTTGAGTGTTGATCGTGGTGGTCGTGCCATTGACCGTTAGATCACCAGCCAGCGTGAGATTGTCTGACCAGCTGACATCAGTGCCATCTGTAACCAGCACTTGGTTGGCTGTTCCATTGGCCAGCTTGCTAACCGCAATTTCAGCAGCGGCATTGATATCAGCATTGACGATCGTGCCATCAGCTAACATGGTGCTGGTCACTGACCCTGTATCACCAGAGGTGATCACAGTGCCGGTTACATTAGGCAGCGTGATCGTGCGGTCTGCTGTTGGATCTGTAACGGCCAGCGTTGTCTCGAAGCCGTCTGCTGTGCTGCCTTCAAACGTCAGCGCGCCAGTACTGCCAATCTCAAGGTTCCCTGTGATGGTCAGATTGCCGCTGCCATCAGGAATTGGCAGATAGGCCAAGCTGTTCCAGTTGGTGGTGCCATCGCCGATCTTGAACTTCTTGGTATCGGTCTCGTAGCCGATCTCACCTAAAAGCAGAATCGGGTTTGCTGCCGTCCAGTTAGCAGCGGTGTCTTTCCGCTGCGCCATCTGGACGCGGATTGTAGTTGCGGTCATGATTCGGCACCACCTGCCTGAAGGATAAGAGTCGCTGCGACTGCTGGATCAGCATCGTCAGCTTCAAGGATGAACGGCGCAGTGCCGGTCATGGCGTAAGAGGTGAATGCCTCTTGAGCACCTAGTGCTGCGGGCTCACCTGTGAGGGCATAGATCAGGAAGTTGCCGATCAGCGCTACCAGCTCCACGGTCACATCGGTGAACACACCAGACTGCACCTCCTCTGGTTTGGCGCCATAGCGGTAGAGGCCATCAACAGGAATCACATCCGCGCCATTCCACAGTGTTGGCGTCACCGTGAACGTGCGGTGACTGCCGGCCGAGTCGATGTAGTGCTGGCGGATCAGTGCTACCTGGGTCTGCGTCAGATTCGTGTAGGTAAGAGTGATCCTGAAATTGCTCTGGCGCAGGCTGTGCCTGAACAGCACCGGCGCACCGTTCTGCGTCTCTTCTGCTGAGACGTTCAAGCCGCCCAGGTCATAGCTGACGGAGTTGGGCTCCAGATCGGGGAAGGCGGTCATACCAGGTACGGCGGCAGGAGCTGCAACTCCACTGTGGCGCTGATTACGCCGCAGGTCTCATCAATCTGCGGCGGCGATAGGTAGCGCCATAGATAGCCGGTGGGGAATGAGACGTTGGTGGCGGTCAGCAAGCTGCTGGGCAGATCGAATGGCTCAAAGGTGCCGTGCAGTGCGTAGTGACTGATGACGCTCAACTTCTCAGCTGCTGTCAGCGCCGCAAAAGTCATGCGCAGCAGATGCGCCACGCTGGCATTGCTGTGGCGCACGCTGGCCTCATATCCATCGAGCACTGCAAATTCGCTGCTGGCATTAGTGCCAGGTGTGTAGGTACGAGTGGCGGGCTGTAGTGCGGGGAAGGTGGCCATTAGGGATTACACCTGAGATAGCAAGCCAAACGGCCTGCAGATGTACTGGTGTCTAAATCTGAACAATCACATCCATCAGGCTTGACCCATGTAAAAAGTCTTGCGGTCGAGTTGCTTCTGCAACCTGACTCGTTGACGGCAGGACCATTGTCAAATGGCAATGTGCACGTGTTGTTGCCTTCAACAGCGATAAAGTATGAGTCTGTTGGGTATGCCCAAGGCGTGATATCACTGGTTGCACTAGGCACGCATAGCACGGTGACAGATTCTCCCAGTGAGATTGTCCCAGACTTGCCGCCTGATGATGTTGCCCAATTCGTATCGGCGCTCCATGTCCATGTAGGCAGGGGGCCGCTAGTATATACACCGAGATTGATGTAATTAGTTTTTGTTTTGCTTGATCCTGGACAGCAAGACACTGGTTCGGTGCTTGAGAACTGGGTGTAAAAGCCTTGGCTCACAATTTCAAGCATCAACCATCCATAAAGAGTAGTAACTAATCCTGTCTGACCCAAAGACTGTGGCGGTCCCCATCCGCTAGCTGTTGATGGATCTTTGCATCGGCCGGTTGCAACGATGTAATGATCTAACTCGTCCGTAGTGATCGAAAGATCCCATGATCCACTAATCGGCTCATCTTGGCAAGAGATCTCAGTCTCCTCACCAGTATCTTTATCAATCTTGCTCCAGCACACTTGGCCTGCACATGTGAAGTCAGCGCCAGAAACAGAAAGCGTGTCACCTGTTCGCGGAGCTCCGCCGGTGCCAGTGCCGCCAGTGATATAGCCAACTCCGCTCTGATCAAGCGATTGCTCAAGCGGATCAGCTGGATTGTCCCATCCTCCAACTGGCGTCTGTCCACCACTAGGCTCACCAGCAGGCTGGCTCACATCTGGGCCAATCGGCGGATAGCCACCAGTTGCCCATTCATCATCGGTGGGCACATCAAAGTCCACCGTCGTATCGTCCAGCTCTGGTGTGTCGTTAAAGGCTGGGAAGTCGATACCACCGCTGCCCACATCAGTGCCAGGCGTCGCAGAATTGTCATCGCAGCTGTAGTCATTGCGGCCTGATGCAATCACCACACCGGGTGCCGTGGCGGCGGCCACCTCAAGAGCCACTAGGCTGCGGCCTTGCGCATCAATGGGGAAGTGCGTCAGATCAAAGATGCAGGCGCCACTGGCGGTCTTCTCAATGCGCTCGATCTCATACAGGAAATCGTGATAATCCAGCGCGGCCACTGCTGTCTCACGGCGCAGCCTGACGCGCACGATGTCGCCCTGCGTGAGCAAACTGTTGTAATTGGCTGGCCGCACCTTCAGCCGCAGCGTGTGCGTGATGAACTTGCGCCGCGCCAATCTGTAAGCTCCAACCTTGACCGCGTGCGTTTCGCTTGTGCAGTAGCCGCTCAGGTCATACTGCTCGAACGGGCCATCAGCAGCTTCGCCGCTGTAGCTGATCTCAGTGGTGCGCGGGAATCCGATATCTGACTCTGGCTGTTGCCGCCACATCATCTGCAGCGTGACTGGAATCCGATCAGCCAGTGGGATGTATTGGATCTCAAAGCCATCAGGCAGCAAGTGATCCTCGGTGAATGTGTAATCCCAATCAATCGCCGTGGTCTTGATCGTGTGATCAACATTCACCGGCAGCCGTGGCCTAAATCCGAACTTGCCGTTCAGCTCCACCAGGCGCAGCAGATAGTCGTTGCTGATCTGCTCAAGCCATTCATCAAGGTTCAGGCTCTCCTCAAAGACGCCATTGAAGTGCAGGCCATTGGTCTCGGTGAAGTTGGCCGCGGCCAGCATCTGCGTTGTGTCGATCAGCGTGCTCGGGATCCGGCCCGACTTGTCCATCAGGTAGAGGGCCAAGTCGATCACGTTGTTGCTGGGCCCCAGCGTGCTGTCGATGATCCTGGTGATCTGAATGCCCTCACGCACGAAGACGTGGAGCTGATGCTCCCATCGTTCGCTGCCGTCCACAAACGTATTGACGCAGCTCATCGTCGTCATATCTTCGTAGCGCCCGGACGTACCGCAGTAGTACGGGCAGGACCATGGATCCTTACCGGCCACAGTGGTGACGAAGTTGCCAGGCGTCCAAGTGCCAGCCCTGCGGTCATAGGTCTGGTTCCAGGTGCCCTGCCGGCATGGCCCGATGAAGCAGTCAGCCAGATCGATCTGCGGCAACTCACCTTCGCTGAGCACCACCATCATGCTGACGGTCAGTGCGTTGGTGGTCCCATCGTTCTGATAGCGGGCTTCTGTGGCGCCAGGGGCCACCATCACGCCACCATTGCCCGACACACGGCGGCAGAAGACGATCGGCACCGGATCACCGATCTTGTAGGCCCGCTGCTGCGCCGTCAGATCATCAGCAGCCTGCGCGGCGGCCTCCACAAGCGGCGGATCAGTTAGGCCGCTCTGGTAGGCCAGCAGTGACAGCGGATCGGAGATGTTCAGGCTCATATCCGCAGGGGTGATCCGATCTGATAGGTAGTGAACTTCCTAGGCGGCACCTGAGCGCCGACTGGTGACAAGCTACTTCCAAGCTCCACATCAAGCCTCGTGAAGGTGCCGGATACGTCGATCACCTCAGCTGTGTAGGACGCAATCAGGGTTTGCCCGGCCTGCGGTGCGGTGTTATCGAGCCGGCTGTCGAACTCATAGATCTTGAGCTCACAGAAGCGGCCATAGCTCAGCGCCAGATTGAACGCTTCCACCACGCTGTTGGTGGCCGGCACCGTGAGACTCACAGACTTGCCGCCACTGGCGCCGGATTCAGTGATGCCGCTGGCGCTGAACGGCATGTAGGACCAGCTGGCCCCATCCAACGTGATCGTTTGGTTGACGTAGTAGGTCTGCCACCTGACGTAGGTGGTGGCGCCCTTAAAGATGCGGAGATACTGGCTTTGAGCTCTGTTGCTCATCAGTAGGCCCCCTGATAGCGCCGGCCGCCATAGGAGCGGCTATTGCGAAAGATCTGGGCGCCGTAGTCTTGCAGCGCCCGCTCTAGGTCGCCGATGGTGACGTAGCGCTGGCCATCCTGCTGCAGCACCGGGCCGGTGGTGATCTGCACGGTGGTGTTGGCTGCACCACCACCAGCAGCAGCGCCAGCAGTGCCGCCATTGGCGAAGGCAGGAATCACAGCATCACCGCGTGCACCTGAGAGATAGTTGGCTGCTGCTGCGGCCATCTTGTCCTCGGGGATGATGTATTCACGGCCGGCTTCACCGACCATGGCCAGCGTTGGCTGCGAGACGACACCACCAGCAGCAAACGCTGGCACCGAGACGGTCGGGATGTTCGGCACATCCGGCAGCGTTGGGATGCGGTTGTAGTTCGAGATCAGTGTCCTGATGCCGCTGGTGGCTTTGTTGATGCCATCGGCCACGAACTGCAGCAGGCTGCGGAATAGTCCTTTAATGCTGTCCACAGCGCTCTTAAACGGGCTGGTCAGCACACTGGCTAGGGAGCTGAAGGCCGAGTTCAGGCCACGCACCACAAGGTCGCCAGCGTCGATCACCGGCTTGACATAGATGTCGTAGAAGAACTTGGCGGCAGCTGTCAGCACCTCACCGATCACCCTGAAGGCATCGGCGATCTGATCGCGGAAGGCGTAGATGGCCACGCCGGCAGCCACTGCCAAGGCGACCCATCCAACCGGGCCGCTGAACACGCTAATAATCAATGCACCAAGGCCATTTAGTGCTCCCATCAATGGCGCGATGGCACCGGCCCATCCGGCGATCGTGGCACCAATGTTCAGTGCTATCAATCCTTTCAGCAGGCCAATCAATGGCGTGATGACGGGGCCTAGCAATGCCCACGCGCCAGCCAACAGGCCCACAGTCACAATGAGATTCTGAAGCGGCTCAGGTAGCTGCTGAAATACCTTTGCGATCTGTTCAACCAATCCCACCAGCGGTTCAAGCGCAGGTAGCAATGCGATAGTCAGGCGCAATCCAAGATCTTGCACCTTTTCGGTCATATTCTCGATGCGGTCATTGAAGACTGCTGCCTTATCAGCAAACTCCTGCGTGAGGCTGGTGCTCATGTTGCGCACCGCGTCACCGCCAGAGTTGAGCATCGGGATCAACTCACTGCCAAGGCGTCGGCCAAAGATCTCAGATGCCAGAGCAGCTTTCTCGGTGCCGTCTTCCATCTGAGCGAAACGATCCGCCACCTGAAGCATCACGTCATCGGTTGATCGCAGCTTGCCGCTTGCATCAGTGAGATTGATGCCAAGTTGCGTAAATGCCTCAGCAGCTGGTCCTGATCCTTGCGCTGCTTTTTGAATGTTCGCGGCCAGTGCAGGGAATGCCTTGCTCAGCGATTCGATGCTGGTATCGCTGAGCTCTGCCACCTTGCGGAATCTGTCCAGTTCAGGTGCAGCGATGCCGGTTCTCTGTGACAGCTTCGACATGGCATCAGCCGAGTCGATCGTGTCCTTTGCAAACTTGCCAAGTGCAACAGCGCCAAGAGCAGGGACAAATGTTCGCACAACGCCCAATGCGCCAGCTGTTGCCGTCTTGATGCTGTTCATGGCCGCAGTGCCGCGGAGGCCTGTATTGCTGAGCGAGTTGCCGAGCTTGTCCACCGCCCCAGTGCCGGTCACATCCGCCCTGATCTTGAGCAGCGCTTCCATGACCGCCATCAGTTCCCTCCAGCCTTGCGGTTGATCAGCTCACGGGCATGAAGCTCCATCAGCTGTATGTCCTCCATCATCGCAGCGGTGAGCCTTAAACCAATGATGCCGGCAACCTGGATTACAGCCACATAATCCAAGCCGATCACGCCGACGCCACCAGTGCGCCATTGCGTCAGGCATCGCTGGAACAATCCCACCACCGGCGCCAGCTCGGCCCACAGCGTGTAGGTCTCAGGCTCTAGGTGGTGGCGCTCCAAGATGACGCCATAGGCCGCAGCATCAGCCTGCAGCTGCGCCGTGTCACCCTTGCTGGCAAACAGGTGATCAACGGCGCCGGTCAGTTTTTTGCTCG